ACCTTCTTGTACATAAGTAAATTTACCTTCTGCATAGCAACGAACCCAGTCTAAGTTCTTACCACCTAACATCTGTGAGTAGTAACCGCTAGGTAAGTTCCTTACATTCTCAGCTTTAGGATTAAGTTTCCACCAACGACCACTTGCAAAAATATGATCATTCGCTTCTGGATTGTCAGGCAAATCTTCTGGGCTGACTTCCATGACACCACCCGGTTGTTGGAAGAAGTCCCACCCGTACTTACCTGTAATCTTTTCTTTTTGACTTAATCGGAACCACCAATGGTCATCGTCCATTGGGTTCGTGTCCATCCAGACTCCGTGCCAAGTAGGGCCTCCATCCTTCTTAGTTGGATAACGACCGACACGATGAGTAAGACCATCAATAACAGCTTTAGGAAGTTCTCTGGCTTCATTGACCCATGCTCCTGTAAGTTCCAATGATAACAGTTTTCTTACGTCTTTAGGTTGGTCCAATGCTAAAAATATCACTTCACAGTCAATACCCGCTGCATCACCGCGGGAAGGGAGGCGAATGTGATGAGTGATCGGAGGTGTGTATAGCATCGGACCGAAAGTGTTTTCCGGAAATAATTCTTGCCACGTCTTAATGGTTGTGGTCTTGAGTTCTGGGTAAGAGTTTCGTACAATAACAAAACGGGTATAGCGAATGCCATCCTGAGGTGATGGCTTTTGTCTTACGGCACGCATCATAATCTCAGCTGCGCACGCGTAAGACTTGCCACTCCCCACTGGTCCCATGAGTCCCCGTACAAACTTATTACTTTGTAAAAAGTTATACACCACAGGGCTAGTACTGAAGTCTAATTCAATACCCGGGCCATGTAACTCTTTTTTGCTACGATCCTTTTTATTGCTCATCGTCGTCTATATCAGGATGCTTAGCATTGAGTAACTGTCGAAGACGTTGATTATCTTGCCATAGCTCATCTATGATTTTCATAACACGTGTGTTATTCATATTGGCCATATTAAATTCTTCGCGCAATAATTCAATCTCTGCTTTGATTTCCATGGTCTTTTCTCCATTGTTTCCAAAGTTGTAATGTGTGAATTGCTTTGTCTATGTCTTCATCACCATTACCCTTACGGTCAACACGTACAATGTACTTGACAGCCGTATGTTGCATGGGGTTCAATCCATTAGCCATAGAAAACTCCATAGGCTGGATCTTCATTTGTGCATAGTGATTACCACCCACTTGGGTGTCTTTAGGATTCGTCATTGTTCGTTCCTTTTAGTTTTCTAGGATCCAATGCTTTTTGAGCTAACTCAATACCTACGGCATTGGTGTAGTTAGGATCATTTAAAATATCTTTAGCCCACTTCTTAGGGTCTTTGGGTTTCTTCCATTCCTCCATCAACTCTAACAATCTTGCTTTTAAGTCGCCTCTAACTTTCCTCGTCATTATCAATTATCTCCGGTGCTTTAACATTAATACCAATGACAGATGGTTTATCAGATTCATCAGGATTATCTAGTAAGCCAGATGCCTTGGCTAATAATCTTAATGTCTGTACTTTATCCCAAAACTCAATCGCAATCATACCATCTTTGTCAATCTTGATCGACTTAATACTTTGTAATGCATGTTCTGGAATATCTTTACTTGCTTTGACTTGTACATTGCCATCTTGGTCCCACTCCATTACATCCGTAATTTTAGTGTTCGCCATACAAAGAAGGCTGTACGCGACAGCCTCTCTGTTAGCGGCAATGGTTGTGCTACGCTCCAAATTTCTTTGCAGCTGTTTAACACCACCATACCCCGCCAAAGACGGGATAGGCTTATGCTTGTTTTTAGTCTCACTCATCAGAAGGGTAAATCGTCTTCGATGTCTTCCACAGACGTATTCGCTGACTGCGAATTTTGTACTGCCCCTTGACTCGCGTTGGTGTTCGCCACAAGATTACCAATTCTGACGCCGAAATATGCTGTGCCATCTCGCTGACTTTTATTGCTATACATATCGAGATAGTATTCATTACCGTCAGGCAATAAAATCTTACCGCGCCAGTCAGCATGCCAATCTTCGGTCTTGCGATCATTCTTAAATACTGAGCCGGTACCGGGTTTGCGTTCATACTTCTTTTCTTCAGCCATAGTTTTCTCCTTAATAAAATCTGACTTTGTCTTGTTTTGATCATTTGTCATAGTAAAGTTAATCTAACTCTTGATGCGTGAGGTCTATTGTAATTATAAATCTCTTCTAGCACAGGCAATATTTCACCATAAGTTGATCTACCCATAAGCTTATATGATTGACTCTTAAATCGCTTAAGAAACTCATTGTGATTATACTCAGGATTATCAAAACATATTTGCATTGACTTAACAAATGATTGCCTTGCATATCCATCATAAAATGCACCAATAGCTAACATTTTTTTAGCGATTTCAGTTCCTTCTTTTAAATGAGTAATTTTAAAATACCCATCATTAAATGCATTACTTTGACCACCACCTACATTATTACCTGTAAGCAATGCCTGTGTATCACTATGACATAGACCATATTCATTTTTGAACTCTCGGTATTTAAGATATTCTTCATATCCTAAATTGCAATATGATTTCATATAGTCATCTGCTGTCCAATTAGAACTATGTGTGTTTAATCTTTGCACATCTTTCAAATCCAAATCTTTTTCGACAACAAAATAGATAGGCATTTTCAGTGACTTTAATGCTATAAACCTATGTTGCCCATCGATAATTTGATGTTTTTGATTAACAATAATTGGGACTGGGATGTATTTAACATTCATAGATTTTTTTAATCGCTCTACGTGTAATAGGTTTACATCTCTGTTGCCACTAATAAAACTGAACATATCGTAATCATTGGTCATGTAGACTTGATTTACTTTTTTCATAACACATTCCTTATTTAAGTTTTTTAACAGTTACACGACTTCTGTAACACTCACTACATACCCAGCGTTGGCTTTTGCCATTCATACTGACTTTATATTTGCCTCCGCTTGTATCTCTATGCTTACTACACGAACTACAATATTTGGTGCCGTTAATGTTTGCATCAATAAACTTCGTGTAATCACGCTTCATATTCGTACAAATGTACGACTGCCTTTCCGTTCTCTACTTGCTCTCCACGGGCAATCTCAATGTATTCAATTTGTGAATCGTCATCATACATACCTGCTTTCATTAGCGCATCAAGTATGGCCTTTAATGTATTGTCTAAATCAAACTTACGTTTTGATCTGGGATGTATCATCACGCTCATTGCAACTAACTTATCTCCAAACGACTTATGTCTACCTTGTTTTACGACTAGATCAACCTCTTTTGCAAACTGTACACCTTCAGGACTAATGTATCTACGATGACCATTAGCTCGCCAATAACTATTAACACTTGGCGGGTAAGGTAACTCTAATCGTATCGTGGGTGTCATAGTATTTTATTAAGCCTGGATGTTAAGTCTTTCGTTAAATATTCTTCAATTGCTTTATTAATGATGGTTGCTTTAGGCAACTCCATCTCATCTTTTGCTTTATTTAGTCGATCTACATTATCTACTGTAAGTCGTACTAAAAATGGTTTGACATTTTCAGTCATTTCAATCTCCTTTATATTTATTTTGAACTTTGAACTTATGCTTAGGTATTTTCTTTTCTTGCTTATATCCAAGCTTATCTTCTTTAGCTGCTTTGATTGTCTTTAAATAAACATCAGCTGTCACCGCTTTACCTTCATCGTAACTTAAAAATCCTTTGGACATTTGCCAGTAACCATCCTTACGTGTATATTTCCATGGCAATGGTTCTCCATCATTAAAGATATTAATAACTATTTTGTAGAATTCCCGTAATGTCATGTGTGGTAATTACTTTCCGATTAAAATTGTCAGGTAAATACATAAACTTTTCATGTAAGCATCGTGTATCTTCTGCATCAGGATAATTTAGCTCAACATATAAATTAGCCATTTCACAGCTAGTAAAGTGGCCAATGTATCTCATATCTTCTGGTAAGCCAGTCATACTCACTGCTAATATAAATTCTTCTAACATCACATCCTCCTTGCATTTAAGATATCATTATTTGATATCTAGGTCAATAGTATTTATAAATTGACCAAACAACAAAATGCTAGTATATTAATTGTAACGGGGCCATTACCCAGCCCTCTGGAATGTAGATAGCGACAGACCAGGATAAACGTGTTTTACCGCAGAGGTACTCTCTACTTGACAAGCAGTATAGTCACTAAGGTATCAGGGATCGTGGAAGCGGACATAGTGTGAGAAACTATGGTTACTAGATAAACGAGAGCTATCCATCATTATGATGTTTTATCTGAATACCTTTTTTTATTCGGGTTAGGTCTTCTATTATCTATCACTCTGGTTAC